ATCACCGCCGAAGCCGAGGTCGAGGAGCACCGGACCGGGATACCGGTCGCCCCGCTGCTGATCGTCAAACGGCCCGGGGTGGTCAACCCGGCCCTGTGGCTCGCCATCACGTCGCTGAGCGAGTGGGCGGACGGGAACAGGAGTACACCGTGATGAGGCGCGGTGAACGGCTGTACGGGCCGCCAGGTGCCGAGTGGCTGGAGCACGCGCCCGACATCGCGGCCGACATGATCGCCGATCGGCTCGACGGCGGATCGGGGCCGTGGACGATCGAGGAGTGGTCGGTCCGCCCGGCAATCAGTCCGATCCCGTCGGCCGCCCTGATCGCCGACTTCCTGTCCGAGCGGACCGGCGACTCCTACGAGTTGTCCATGCCGGATGGGGCAGAGTCCTATGACCGGGCGATCCGTTCGCCCGAGGTCACCGCCGCAATCGAGGCGCTCCGAGAGCTGATCGCGGCAAAGGTCGGATGGCGGGAGGCTGACGAGCACGTTGCCACCTGGACGATCTCGCTCGACGCCGACGGAGGCGACGTGTTCACCGAGACGTGGCGGCGTGGTGGAGAGACGCCCACATCGCCCCGGAGGTGGCTGCCGTGACCGTCACCGTCACCGACCTGTTCTGCGGGGCTGGCGGCTCCTCCCTCGGTGCCGAGTTCGCAGGCGCACAACTCGTGATGGCCGCCAACCACTGGCAGACCGCCATCGACGTGCACCAGGCGCACTTCCCCGACGCTGGCCATGACTGTGCCGACATCTCCCAAGCCGACCCCCGGCGCTACCCGGCAACCGTCATCCTCCTCGCCTCGCCCGAATGCACGAACCACTCCCAGGCCCGCGGTGTGTCCCGCCGCCGTCAGGACCCGACGCTGTGGGACGCACCTGACCCGGCTGCAGAACGCTCTCGGGCGACGATGTGGGACGTTCCCCGGTTCGCCGAGCAGAACCGCTACGCCGCGGTGATCGTCGAGAACGTGGTCGAAGCCACGAAGTGGGTGATGTGGCCAGCGTGGTGGCAGGCCATGGAACTGCTCGGCTACCGGGGTGTGGTCCTGTCCCACAACTCGATGCACCACGGCGTGGCGCAGTCGAGGGACCGGATCTACGTCGTGTGGGCCCGCAGAGGCTTGAGCGTCGATCTCGAGCTGGAGCTCGAAGCATGGTGTCCACGGTGTGAGTCGGCCCGGGTGGTGCGCCAGGCGTGGAAGAACGGCCGAACCGTCGGCCGGTACCGGCAGCAGTGGCTGTGGACCGCGACCTGCGGGCACGCGTGCGAGCCTTCCACCGAGCCAGCGGCGTCGATCATCGACTGGGCGCTGCCATGCCCTCGCATCGGTGACCGTGCGAAGCCGCTCGCCGACAACACCAGGTCGCGCATCCTCGCCGGTCTGCAGCGCTTCGGGTTCGCTCCGGTCATCACCGCCGGAGCGGGCAACGTGCACGAGCGCACCCCGGGCAACCGGGCACGGCCCGTCACGGAACCGCTCGCCACGCAGACCACCACGGCGCAGCACGCTCTGGCGACAGGGCCCGACGGGTTCCTGTTCAACACGGCGCACGGCGGGCGGGTGAGCGATCTCACCCGCCCGCATCCGACGGTGTGTGCGTCGGATGACCGGAACTCGCTGATCGTGCCGATGCGCCGCAACGGTCACGCCCGATCCGTCGAGTCCCCGGTCCCGACCGTGACCGCCGGTGGATGCCACCACGGGCTCCTGATGCGCAACAACCGGGGAGGGGCCGAGATGGTCACCCCGACCTCCGAGCCGGCCCGCACGATGACCACGACGGTCACGACCCGTGACCGGTGCGCGCTGATCGACCCAGACGAGATCGTTGACGACTGCGGGTTCCGCATGCTGGAGCCACACGAGATCGCCGCTGCGATGGCCTTCCCTGACGGCTACATCCCCGACGACCTCACGAAGAAGGACCGGGTGCGGCTCGCCGGGAACGCGGTCACCCCGCCGGTCATGGCGTGGATCGTCGGCCGCGTCCTCCAGGCGCTGGAGGTCTCGGCGTGAGACAGCACGGCACCTACGTGAAGTACGTGCAGGACCGGTGCCGGTGCGGCGCGTGTAAAGGCGCTCCGAGCTCGGGGAGTGGCTGCCGTGAGCGCCCGTAAGAGCATCCATCCGGCGACGCTCGCCAGCATCGAGGCGCAGGGGGAGACAGGCGACGCCGTGTACGACCAGTGGCGGTGCTCATGCGAACGGGACCGCCGCACCGGTGTGTGGTGGATGTGCGCCTACCACGAGGGCTACGACGACGCTCGACGCTCTCGACGCTGGGACGACAACCGACGAGGAGGAGCGATGACGACGACCGAGTGCGCCCGTTGTGGGCGTGTCACCCATGTGGCAGACCTGCACGACGACGACGACCGGGTGTGCGCCGGATGCTGCCGGCGGTGCGCCACGGTGGAGGAGCTGCCGGACCGGCTCCGCAAATGGGCCTATGAGGGCGTCGAGTGGGGTATCGGGGACTCCCTCGCCGCCGACCTTCTCGCCGCCGCCGACCTCATCGAGGAGCTGGGATGAAGCTCGCAGACAGAGAAGCGCAGAAGCAGTACGAGGCGGAGCGGCAGGCGCACCGGGACCGGATCCACCGGCGCCGCGTCCTCACCGTCCTCACCTGGATGGCGAGGTGGGGGCGATGACACGCCTGTTCCTGTCCGGCCCGATGCGCGGCCACCGGCACTTCAACTTCGAAGCGTTCGACGCCGCCGCTTTCCAGCTCGAGCGGGCCGGGTACAGGGTGTGGTCCCCCGCCCGGCGAGACCGGTGGACAGGGTTCGACGCCATCGCCCTCGACCTCCACGGCAACCACGACGAACTGGCCGCCCACCAGTTCGACCTGCGAGAAGCGATGTCGGACTGCCTGCGTACCGTCTGCCGGTGGGCCGACGGTGTCGCACTGCTCCCCGGATGGGAACACTCCGCCGGGGCCCGCGCCGAATGGCACACCGCCCAAGCGATCGGCCTCCCCTGCCGGCCCGTCGACGAATGGGCCGACACGGACGACACCCCGCCACACCCGCGGGCCGACAGGTGACCAGCGATGACAACGACCGCATCGAACGCATCGCCCAAACCGCGGTCGCCCGCTGGCGGCACACCATCCGCCCCGCCGACCACGACGACCTCCTCCAAGAAGCACGCCTCGTCGTCTGGGCACACCTCCACATGCCCGACGGGCAACTCGTACAGCTTGCACGCTGGCGGACCGTCGACGCCATGCGCCGCATGTGGCGCTCCGGACGCTCCCACCAGTTCGCCGACGCCCGACCCGCCGGTCTCCACCCCGACGGGCAGCCCCACCACCACGACCCGACCGACCCTGTCCTCGACCGGGGACTCGTCGGCCGTCACGCCACCATCGCCTACGGGCTCGCCGCCGGCCTCACCAAGCAGGCGGTCGCCGAAACGCTCGGCGTACACCCGTCACGCATCAGCCAGATACTCCCCGCCATCCGCAACGAGATGACCGACCATGACCACGACTGACACCGACACACTCCCTCAAGACGACCCCGCGTGGCACGCCTGGCGTAACGCCGGGATCACCGCCACCGACATCGCAGACGCAGCCGCAGGCACCTACGGCGGCGCATACGGGGTTGTCGCACGCAAGACCGGCCGGCACGTCGTCGCACAGACCGCGCAGATGGCACGCGGGCACCGCTGGCAGCCCACCATCGCAGACGCCATCCACATCCTCACCGGACTCCACGTCGTCGGCGAAGAGACCTGGTGCGAACATGCGGACGACCCGCGCTGGCGTGCCACCGTCGACGGGTTCGCCGCACGGACACCCGAAGCGACCGTCGACCAGCTGTACGCCGTGGTCGAGATCAAGACCCGTGGGGTCGGCACCACACCCAACCGCGCACGCTGGGACCACCAGATCCAATGGCAGATGCTCGTCACCGGACAGACCCGGGCGCTGCTCGCCGAAGCGGCCATCGACGACACCGACGACACGCTCGCAGGCATCCAGCTCCGCTGGATCGACGCCGACCCGGCCGCACAGATCATGCTCCAGTCCATCGCCGAAGACCTGTGGGCACACCTCCAAGCCGGCACCCTCCCAGACCCCGACAGCGCCACCGCGCTCGACATCGTCAAAGCCGTCCACTGCGTCGCCAACCCCGAACCCGAACCCGTCGACCTCGAGCCGATCGCCGGCGACGTCGCCCGGTTCGTCGAGCTGCGCGACGCAGCCAAGACGATCGGCGAAGAACGCGACCGGCTCGAAGCACGGATCCGGGAAGCGGTCGGTGACCGGCACAGGGGCACCACCGCCGGGCACACCGTCACGGTCAGCGCCGCGGCGAAAGTCATCACCGGCGACGCCGAAGCACAGCTTCTCGCCGACCATCCCGAGCTCGCACGCACCTGCCTCGACCGCAGCCTCGCCAAGAGCAAGGAATGGCGGCCGATCGTCGACACCTACCGTCGGGCCGCAGGCGCCCGACGGCTCACCATCACCACCCAAGGGGAGACAACACCATGAGCGACACCACACCTGTGCTCCGCGCACGCACCACCACCGCACCCGCCACCATCACCGAAACCCACTCGGTCGACATGGCGAAAGCGACCGCCATCGCGAAGGCCGGCGAACTCGTCCCGAAGGCGTACCGGGCGAACCCGGGCGCCGTACTCCTCGCGCTCGGCTGGGCCGACCAGCACGGCCTCGACCCGTGGACCGCGATGGAATCAATGACGTTCATCCAGGGGAAGCGCACCATCTCCGCGGAGATGCAGGCAGCGCTCGCGGACCGGGCAGGGTTCCGTGTCACCCCCACCGACGTGTCGGACACGGCCGCCACCGTCGCAGTGGTCGACAAGCGCACCGGTGAGACCATCGGCCAGGCCACGTTCACGATCGACGACGCGAAGGCGATGGGTCTCACCGGCAAGGACAACTGGCGGAAGATGCCGAGGCAGATGCTCGTCGCCCGTGCCCGGACCATGGCGATCCGCTGGTTCTGCCCCGGGGTGCTCGTCGGACTTCACGACGCCGACGAGATCACCGATCCGGTCCACACCGTGACCGCCACCATCGACACCGCCGACAGCGGTGCAGCCCCGTCCGGGGAGGAGTCCCCCAACCCTCAGGTTGGGCGTCAGCCCGAGGGCTCCTCCTCGGACGACGTCGAGGACGCTGAGATCGTCGAAGAGACCGGTGAGACGATCAGCCCGGCCACACGGGGCAATGTCCGCGCCGCGATCGACATAGCGAAGGCCGCCGGCCGGTGGCCGCACCCGCTCGCCGACCAGTTCACCGACGCCGGACTACCGATCGTCGCTAACAGGATGACGGAGACTCAAGGCCTCCTAGCGCTCGACCTCCTCGCCAACGACACCACCGACGGGAATGGGGAGCGGTGAACGACACCGAACGCCAGCACGCCGAATGCCGGATCATCGACACCGCCCGAGGCCACGCCATCCGACGCCACTCCGCCACCATCAACCGCGACGACATCCGCCGCGCCGGCCACGACCTCGGACTCGACGACATCGCCGCCCAGATCGGTGTCGAACGATGACCCTCACCGTCACCATCCGATGCGACGCCAACCAGCTCGGACAGATCCTCCACCCCGACGCCACCGTCCGCGTCATCCACGCAGGACCCAACCACCTCACCCTCGAAGCCGCCACAACGGCAGCACAGGACGTCTCCGACGCGCACGGCACGGCAATGCCAGCGGAACCGGAGACCAGCCGGGAGGACCCGACCCCCTCCACGGGCCCTCCCGGCACCCTCGAAGACCAGATCCTCGCCGTCCTCGAAGACGGCCCCGCATCCACCCGGATCATCGCCGCCGAACTCGCCACCGGAATCGACCAGGTCCGCGACACCTGCCGTGCCCTCCACGACGGCGGCCAGATCCGCTCCGCAGGCAACGCCGGCTGGAAACTCCCCCGCGTCATGCCGCCAGTCGACCACCAGGCCGCACGCGCACGGGCAGCAGAGGGGATCTGATGGACGACGACTGGTTCGACCGGGCGAAATGCCGGGGGATGGACACCGACGCTTTCTACCCGCACCGAGGCGAAGCGATCCCCGCCGACGTTGCCGCCGCCTGCGCCCGATGCCCGGTCGCCGCCGACTGCCTCGAATGGGCGGTCACCTGGCCCGAACATCACGGCGTGTGGGGAGGTGTCGGCGAGAGGACACGGATCCGGATGCGACGCGCCCGCCGTCACGAAGGCCACCAGCAGCGATGCCGGGTGTGTGGCCGGACCTGGCAGCTCGACCCCGGCCAGGTCGCCTACCACTGCCCGGACTGCCGGAGGGGCGGCCACCACCGCACCTCCGCACGGAGAGCCGGATGACCTGGCTCAAGATCGACGACGCCATGGTGGAACACTTGAAGTGCGTCAACCTCTCACCATTCGCGTGGACCCTCTGGCTCCACGGACTCTGCTACTGCTCCCGGAACCTCACAGACGGTCACATCCCGCACGCCATGCTCCCACGCCTCTCCGCCATCACACGCGCGGAGAAGGCGGCCGCGGAACTGGTGGACGCCGGGCTGTGGCACCGATGTGAACACGGATGGGAAGTGCACGACTACCTACAGCACCAGCGCTCAGCCGAGCAGGTCCGCACAGAGCGGGCCGCCGCAGCCGACCGCAAGCGCGCTGAACGGTCACGCCGTGACACGACAACCCCGACAGCAGCGACAAACCCCGGACCATCCACCCAGTCACACCGATGTCACACCGATGTCACACCGATGTCACGGCGCGACGGTCCTGTGACCCCGACAGTAGAGGTAGAGGTAGAGGTAGAGACAGATACTTCTCTTTCATCGGTGAGTGGAGAACGCGCGCGGCGAACACCCCGAACCGATGAAAGACCAGCAGCAGCAGTCGACGACCCACTCGAAGACCTCGTCCCAGGCAACCACCCGCCACGAAACAACCCATGACACCCCACACAGACACCACCGACCGGCGCCTCGACACACTCACCCGACGCGTCGACGGACTCCACCAACGCCTCGACGCCATCACCGCCCGACTCGATGCCATCACCGCCCGACTCGCCACACCCACCACCACACCAACCGGACCCGTCGCCCGCAACGGCCACCACTTCTACCCCGGCACCGGATGGATCGAAGACCCACCACCACACCAGGAGCACACCCACGGATGACCGGCACCCCCCGCACCCACAACCAGATCACCGCCGCACTCAACGACGTCCGCAACGTCCTCAACCTCCTCACCCCCACCGCAGTCGAACGCACACACCACCGGCTCACCGACGCCCGCCGCGGATTCCCGACCGGACACGAACCACCCGCACCCGACCCCGACGGCGCACCCCCCCACACCGACCGCACCGGCACCCTCGCCACCACACCCGACCAAATCGAAGCGGACATCCGCCAATGGTGCCGACTCACACTCCAACTCTGGACCGTCGCCGCCAACCTCGCCGCCATCCACCACCGCTACGGCACACCCCCCGCCGAGGTTCGCTGGTGCACCAGCTGCCAGCGCGACGGCGGCCACCTCGAACCGATCGCCGCCGGCCGCTACCACGACGTTTGCCGCTGGTGCGGCGAGATGCGAGCACTCAACGGCCAGCTCCCACCGATGGAACTCCTCCGAGCCCACCGCCGCTCCCAGCCCATCACCCAACAGATGCTCGACCGCCACCGCATGAGACTTCCCAAGCGGGCAAAGGCTTGCGGATGACCGTGCAAGCTGCTACCTTCCGCAATCAGTTGACTCGCCCTACGCGCCTGCGGGCGGGTCGCTCCGCGTCAGGGGGGGGGTAGGGGCCATGCCAGCACGCAACCGATCCCACTACCGAGGCGACTACGCACGGCGTGCCGCCGCCACACGCGCCGCCGCCTACGCCAACCCCGACACACGATGCGCCCGATGCGGGCTCACCCTCGCCGCAGTCCCCGGATCAACATGGGACGCCGGTCACCTCCACGACGGTGTGCCCGAATCCCCGCTCCGTCCCGAGCACTCCACCTGCAACCGGACAGCAGGTGCACGGCTCGCCACACCAAGACGCCGAGCGCGACAGCTCAACACATCCCGCATCTGGTAACACGGGGAGGTGTCGGATGGGGGGGCGGGGCCGAAAGTTCGGTGCCTCCACAGCCGCTCACGACCCGCTCAGTCATCCCGGATGTGTGTGAGCGCAAGTTCCCCGAGGGGGTCCCGATGGACCGTGTCGCTGATCTGAGGGCCGACTACGACCGTCTGGGGGAGATCCTGACCGGCGAGGTGGACGGGTCGACGGCGGCGGCGCTGGCTCGCGAGCGTCGGCTGATCGGCGAGTTGTTGGAGGCGCTCGAGGCGCCGGTGGAGGTGAGCCTTGCTGACCAGTTGGCTGCACGCCGAACCCGCGCCGGCGCTTCTCGTGTTGCCTCCCGCCGCCGCAAGTCTGGATGAGGCCCATGCGGCGATCGAGATGTGGGAGCACTACTCGGGGAAGGTGCTGGATGCGACGCAGCGTCTAGCGGTCGAGGTGATGATGGCGGAGTCGGTGGACGGCTTGTGGGCTGCGCCGACGACGGGCCGGGAGATGCCCCGCCAGAACGGCAAGGGCGACGAGATCGAGGTCGTTGAGTTGTGGGGGCTGGTGCAGCGCTCGGAGGCGATTCTGCACACGATCCATGACGCCGTGTTGTTGGCTTCGCAAACTCAGCAGCGGATGCTCGCCGTGTTGGATCACCCGGATTTGCGGCGCAAGGTGAAACGCAAGTGGCAGGGGACCGGCCAGCAGATGATTGAGATGCGCAACGAGGGGTGCATCTGGTATCGGACGCGGACCGGTGGCGGCGGTCGTGGTGTGGATTTCATCGCCCGGCTGGTTGTGGATGAGGCGCAGCACGCCACGGACGAGCAGCTGGCTGCGGTGACGCCGACGTTGATGGCGCACCCGAATCCGCAGCTCAACGCTCTGGGGACGGCGGGGCTGGGGGGTGTGTCGGAGTGGTGGTGGCGTCAGAGGCGCCGTGCGTTGTCGGACGATCCTGGGGCGTTCGGCTATGTGGGGCACACTGCTCAACGGCCGAGGCTGGATGATCGTGGTGGGGTCGAGTTGCCGCCGGTTGACGTGTCGGACCGGTCGTTGTGGCTGGCGTCGAATCCGGCGGCGGCGGCCGGCCGTGGCGGGGGTATGGCGTACCTGGAGGAGCAGCTGCTCCGTCTGGGTGAGGACAAGTTCGCCCAGGAGCATCTCTGCGTGTGGGCGTCACCGCCGGTGGCGGCTGCGCGGGTGGCGAAGATTCCGGCGGACTCGTGGGAGTCCACCGTGGCGGAGCCGCCGGTGTTGGCGCCGGGTGAGGTGGTGGTGTCGTTCGCGGTGGAGCGCGACGGTGAGTGGGCTTCGGTTGCGGTTGCTGCGGGAGGTCTGTCGGCCCCGTATGTCGAGTTGGTGGATCATCAGCCTGGGGTCGGCTGGCTGCCGGCCCGGGTGCTCGGTCTGGTGCAGCGGTGGCAGCCGTCGGCGGTCGGGTGCAACGGGGCTGGGCCGACGGCTGCGGCTGTGGGGCCGGTGCTCGCGGAGCTTCGGGCGGCGGGTGTCACCATGGATGTGACCCAGCTCACGACTAGCGCGTACAAGGCTGCGTGTGGCGGGTTTTTCTCTGATGTCGTCGAGGGCCGGTTGCGTCGGCGTGCGGATCAGGGGCCGTTGGACCTGGCGGTTGGTGATGCGACGGAGCGTCCGTTGGGGGATGCGTGGGCGTGGGATCGGCGGCAGGCGACGGTGCCGATTTCTCCGCTGGAGGCGGTGACGGTGGCGCGTGCGTTGCTGCCAACGGAGGTTCCAGCGGCGCCGTCTGTGCCGTCGGTTGCGGGTGGGGATGCGGCGGTTGAGGTCGAGTGGCTGGCGGAGATCGAACGTGAGGAGCTCCATGCGCTCGAAGCTCTCAACGGCCGCTGAGTTGGCCGGTCTTGTGATGGTTGTGGCGGCGGTGGCGTTCTGGTCGCCGGTCGTTGCTTTGGGTGTGGCGGGTGCGGTGTTGGTGGTGCTCGGGGTGGCTGTCGGATGAGTGTGCTTCGCCGGTTGGTGGAGTCGAGGTCGTCGACGACGCCTGTGGCTGACGCGGTGCGTGCCCGCCGGGATCCGGTGTCGTTGGATGTGACCCCTGATGTGGCGTTGCAGCATGCGGCGGTGTTCGCGTGTGTGCGGCTGATCGCCGAGGGTGTGGCCGCGTTGCCGGCTCACGCTTTCCGGCCGTCACCGGATGGGGATGCCCGGTTGCGGGTGTCGCCGCAGCCGCAGATTTTGACGGCTCCGCATCGTGACCTGACGGCGTTCGAGTGGCGGCGGCAGATTCTGGTGTCGATGCTGATGCGGGGCAACGGGTTCGCGTGGATCGATGGGACGGGCCGAGATGGGTGGCCGTTGTCGGCTACACCGTTGGATCCGGGGACGGTGACGCTTCGCTCGAGGGGGGACGGGTGGGAGTGGGCGGTGAACGGCCGGCCAGCTCAGCTACACACGGCCGGCGGGTCGCTGGTCCACTTTCCGGCGTTCCAGGTGCCGGGGTCGCCTCTCGGTCTGTCGCCGTTGCAGGTGTCGGCGCAGACGGTTGGGGTCGGGTTGCAGGCGGAGCGGTTCGCTGGCCGCTGGTTCATTGACGGGGCGGCGCCGTCGTCGGTGTTGGAATCCGAAACGCAGATCGATGATGAGCAGGCGCGCCGGTTGCAGGCTCGTTGGATGGCGGCTCACGGGTCTGGTTCGCGGTTCCCTGCGGTGCTGTCTGGTGGGGTGACGTGGAAGCCGGTGACGATCACGCCGGAAGAATCCCAGTTTCTGCAAACCCAGCAGTTCTCGGTCGCTCAGATCGCCCGCCTGTTCGGGGTGCCACCTCACATGATCGGTGACACGGAACGGTCGACGTCGTGGGGGTCTGGGATCGAACAGCAGCACATCGGCTATCTGACCCACACACTCGGCCCGTGGCTGCAGATGATCGATGGTCGGATGTCGACGCTGATCCCACGGGGCCAGTATGTGCGGTCGTCGACCGCTTCGCTGTTGCGGGCCGATTCGATGTCGCGTTTCCAGTCGTACGTGCAGGCCCGGATGGCCGGCTGGCTGTCAGTGAACGAGATCCGTGCGCTGGAGGAGATGCCGCCGGTGCCGGACGGGGACGGCTACCTGCAACCGTTGAACATGGGTCCTCTCGGTGTGGACCCCTTGACCACTCCGAGGTCGTCCGATGTCAGTGCGTGATCTCCGCAACCTGCCCGCCCCTGTGTTGGACCGCCTGTCGGCGGTCGTCGCTGATGACGCGCCGGGTGAGGGTGTGCGTGCCGATGTCGACGCGCTGCGCCGCGGGCAACTGCTGAATGCCCGGTCGTTCAGCGTGGAGACCCGGGCGAACGATGACGGGTCGGTGACGGTCGACGGGTATGCGACCGTGTACGACTACCCATACGACGTGGCCGGCGGCCCGCCTTACGGGTGGACGGAAACGATCCGCCAGGGCGCAGCGGCGAAGTCGGTGGCGGAACAGGATCCGGTCGGCCTGCTCATCAACCATGACTCTGACACCGCGTTCGGTCTGCCGGTGGCGGCGACGTGGGCGGAGACGCTCACTCTCGACTCGGACCGGCATGGTCTGCGGATCGACGGCCGGCTCGCTCCCGGTGACGTCGTGACCGACTTCCTGATCCGCCGCCTCGACCGGGGTGAGGCTCACGCGATGTCGTTCGCGTTCCGTGTGCTCCGCCAGGAGTGGGACGAGGACTACACCGAGCGGACCATCACCGAGCTCGGGCTCGTCGACGTGTCGGTCGTGACGTATCCGGCGAACCCTGCGACGGTCGCACTGCTGCGTGCCGAGCGGATCGCCGGGCCGTCCCGCCGTCGTGCGTCGGTCGCCCGGTACATGGCCGAGGCTGAACGGTTACGGCTTGCCATTCCCTGACAGGCGCCGGCGGTAGACGCCGCGGCCACGCCGGCCCCCCTGCGGGGGCGCCACCTGGTTCGCACCTCCGACCGCCACCCCATCGTCAGGCAACAACCCACCAACCACCTTCTCTGAAAGGACCTCTCCGATGCTGGAGCAGATTCGCGCGCACCTGCGCGCCATCCTCACCGAGCGCGCCGAACGTCAAGGCGAGCTCGACTCGATCCTCGACGGCGCCGAAGCCCGTGGCGACGGCGACCTGACCGACGCCGAGCAGACCGCTTTCCGTGCGGCTGCCGACCAGATCCGCGGGCTCGACGAGCAGCGCGGCCAGCTCGAGGGGCGCATCGCCGAGCTGGAAGCCGCGGCGGAGGCCCGTACGGCAGCCGAAGCCGCGGAGGCCCGGCTCGGGCTGATCCCGCCCGCCGGCACCCCGGCCGCTCCCGCTGTGGTGCGTTCCGAAGAGCGCACCTACTCGCCGGGCTCCGCCCGTCGTGGCGTGTCGTTCGTGGCCGACGTGCTCGCCGGCCATCAGGGCGACCCCGATGCTCAGGCGAGGCTGGTGCAGCACCGCCGCGAGAACGACGCTGACGGTGTCGAGGTCCGTGCCATCGGCACGGGTGCCCTCGCCGGTCTGACCGTCCCGCAGTACCTGACCGACATGGTCGCACCGGTGGCCCGTGCCATGCGCCCGTTCGCGGACGTGTGCAACAGCCACCAGCTGCCCGGTTCGGGGATGACCGTGAACATCTCCAGGGTCACGACCGGCACGTCGGCTGCGATCCAGGCGTCGGAGAACGCTTCGGTGTCGGAGACGAACCTGGACGACACGCTGCTCACGGTCGACGTGCGGACGATCGCCGGCCAGCAGACGATCTCAGCGCAGGCGCTCGCCCGTTCCGAGGGTGCCGACGAGATCGTGATCTCCGATCTGGTCCGGGCGTACCACACGGCGCTCGACTCGTCGATCCTGAACAACGACGGCACCTCCGGCACCCATCTCGGGGTCCGCAACGTGTCCGGCAACGTCGGGGTCACCTACACCGACGCCAGCCCGACCGCTGCGGAGGCGTGGCCGAAGCTGTTCGACCTCGTCCAGCAGATTCAGGGTGGCGTGTTCCTCGGCCCGTCGCACTTCATCATGCATCCGCGCAGGTTCTGGTGGTTCGCCTCCTCCGTCGGGACGAACTTCCCGTTCATCCAGCTGTCGGGGATCAACCAGCAGGGCGGAGAGGTGTCGTCGTTCGGGTACGGCAACGGCCCGTCCGGCATCCTCGCCGGCATCCCGGTGATCGTCGACGCCAACCTGCCGACGAACATCGGTGCGGGCACGAACGAGGATCCGATCCTCGCGGTGGTCGGCGAGGAGTGCCATCTGTGGGAGGACCCCGGTCCCCTCCAGGTGAAGGTCGACGTTCCGGCGTCGCTCGGCACGACTCTCTCGGTGTACGGGTTCTCGGCGTTCACCGCCGGCCGGTACCCGCTGGCGACCGGTGACATCACCGGTACCGGTCTGGTCACTCCGACGTTCTGACCGTCTGACCGTTGACGCACCCGGCCCGGCTCGCATGTCGGGTCGGGTGTGTCGCCGGTCGTGAGAAGGAGGTGGCACATGGTGGACGTCGAGCACGTCGCGGCTCTCAAGCGGGAGCTCGCCGGCTACGAGACTCACGGCCAGTCGGCCCGTGCGGAGCAGGTACGTCAGGTGCTCGCTGCTCTCGGCGAGGACGTCGAACGCCCGGCGGCTGCCGGTGCCGAGAAGGTGTCGCGCCGCAAGCCGAAGGGGTGACGGGGTGCGCTCCGTTGTCGGTTCCACCGTCACGATCTTGACCGACCCGTTCGACGGCACCCCGTCGGGATCCCCGTCTGCTGTCGTCGTCCGAGCAGACGGCACCACTGCGACAGCCCCGGCGTGTGCCGTGACCGGCACGCATGTGGCCGTCACCCTGACGGCCGCCGACCAGCTCGACCAGCTCGACCGGCTGGAGGTGACCGTGACTGCGACCGTCGGCGGGGTTCCGGCGGTGACAGGGTTCGCGGTCGACGTGGCTGGCGCCGACTACATGTCACTCGCCCGCTTGCGGCGCGAACCTGGGCTAGGTGACACCGGCCGTTTCCCGGATTGGCTGCTCCAGGACTACCGCGACGGTCTCGCCGAGTACGTCGAGAGGTATTGCGGGTGGGGGTTCGTCCCCTCGTTCGCGGTCGAGTCGCACTGGGGCCGAGGCGGGGACTGCTTGCCGGCGTTTCATCAGCCGGTCACAGCTGTACGGTCTGTGACGATCGACGGTGACGCGATCGACGCTGACGACGTGGACATCATCGCCGGATCGGTGCTGCACCTGGCGTCGGGGTGGACTGCCGGTAAGCCGATCTCCGTCGGTGTCGAGTTCGGCGAGACGTTCCCGCCCGCGCGGCTTGTCACCGCGATGGTGCGCTGCATCCGACGTGACCTGCTCGCCCGTGGCGCCCAGTCGCCGTCGGACATGTTGTGGGAGACGGTCGACGGAAACACCGTGCGATACTCGACGCCCGACTTTGCCGCAGGTCGACCGACTGGCGTGCTCGACCTTGACGCAGTGCTGAACGCCTACCGGCGGCCGGGGATCGCCTGATGGCTGTCGCCACAAGGCTGTCCCGTGCGGCGATCAAGGTGCGGCTCCGTGACGTGCTGGAGAACGCCCCGGGGCTCGCCGGGGTGACCGTCACCTACTCGGCGCCGCACGAGCCGATGGTCGGGCTCAACCTGTTCCTTGCCGACATGCGGGGGACGCTCGCAGTCGCCAACCAGCGCGCCGGTTCTCTCGCCTACGACGACGTCTGCCACGTCGATATCGTCGCCGCAGCGTGGAATCCCGGCGACCCAGACCACGAGCAGTGCGACGCCGACGCCGAGGACCTGATCGAAGCTGTCCGGGTCGAGCTCGCAGCCCACCCGTTTCTCGACGACGCTGACGGCAACCCGTTGCCGGGTGTCGTGCACGCAGTGCTTTCCGACTTGGACGGGCCGGTCCCGTGGCGCACCTCTGAGGGGTGCGGTTCGGTGATGCGCCTGTCGGTCGAGGTTCACACCCGCATCACCTGATCCCAGGGAGCATCCAATGTCCAAGCGCCTGACGTACGTCGGCCCGTTCAACGCGGTCGTGATCGAGGTCGCCCCGCAGCTGTCAGCGACCGTCGCCCACGGCGAAGAGGTCGAGGTGTCCGACCAGCTCGGTGAACGGCTGCTCGACCAGCCGGACAACTGGCAGCCGGCGAAGGCCGGCAAGCCCGCCGCCAAGGAGGCGTGACATGCCCATCGTGAGCCAGTTCGGAGCGAAGAAGGAGACGGTCTACGGCACCGCGGTGACCGTAGACCGATTCTTCGAGTTCTCCTCGGAGAAGATCAAGCTTGAGACGGGCCGGGCCGTTTCCGAAGGTCTCCGTTCGGGGCAGCGCGTGGAGCGTACCGACAGGTTCGTCCCGTTCGTGCTGGGCGCCGCGGGGCCGTGGTCGCATGAGCCGGCATCGAAGGGGTTCGGGTTCTGGCTTGAGCACATGCTCGGCTCGGTGGCGACCACCGGTCCGACCGACTCCGCGTACACCCACACCGGCACGATCGGTGATTTGTGGGGCAAGTCGTTCACTGCGCAAGGGAACCGTCCGCTCGGCCCGGCTGGTACCACCGACCAGGCGTTCACCTGGTCTGGCGGCAAGGTCGTGTCGTGGACGCTGTCCTGTGAGAAGGAGAGGCTGCTCACGTTCGAGGCTGACTTCATCTTCGAGGACCAGTCGACCGCGACGGCACTGGCATCAGCGTCGTACCCGTCGTCGACGGAGGTGATGTCGTGGGCGCGTGCCGACTGCACGATCGGCGGCACCGCGGTGCCGGTGACGAAGTGGTCGGTGAAGGTCGACAACAAGCTCAAGACCGACCGCCACTTCTTGCAGGGGTCGACGCGTCGGGCGCAGTCCGCCGAGGAGGGGATGCGTGAGATCACCGTGGAGTGTGAGGCGGACTGGGACAGCCTGACCCAGTACAACCGGTTCAAGGCGGAGACCGCGGCCGGCACCCTGGCGTCGATCGTGGTGACGGCGAAGTCTCCGACTCTGATCGGTGCGACCACCTACCCGGGGATCACGATCACGATGCCGAACGTCCGGTTCGACGATGTGGATGCGACGGTGGACGGTCCGGGTCTGATGATGCAAGCGATCTCCGGGAAGGCGTTGTCGGACGGGTCGGCGCAGCCGATCTCTGTCGCGTACACCACCCTCGACGCCACCCCCTGACGATGCCCGGTCCGGCGGTTCGTGTCGAAGGCGCGAAGGAGTTGTCGCGGGCGTTCCGCAAGGCGACGGGCACAACCCGCAACTTGTCGCGGGCACATCGCGAGGTCGGCCGTCTAGTGGCCGACCGGTCGAAAGATCGGGCGGCGAGTAGCGCACCGCAGCAGCGGAAAGCGGCGGCCGCTCTGCTCGGCAAGGGCACGAGCCGTGAGGCGCAACTGTCGATCCGCAACACGGGCCGGTTGCCGTTCGGTATCGGCGCGTTCATGGGGGCGCTCCAGTACCGGCAGTTTCCGGCGTGGGTTGGCAACAGCTGGGACATCGCAGTGGCGGGCGGCCCGTACGTGATCGGTGAGGCGGTCAGGGCGAACATGGTAGAGATCGTCGACGAGTTCGAGCGGAACCTCGGCCACGCGATCCGCGAGGCCGGGCTTGATGCCCGCATCGGATCGGACGCAGTCCAGGGCTACATGGCGGCCTTGGGTGGATGAATGGGGGAGACCACATGAATAGGGAACAGCGGCGGGCAGCGGCCGACGACGTGATCGGCTTCAAGGTCGACGGGGTCACCTACCCGCTACGCATGTCGGACGTGTCCTCCACAATGGAACTCGACCTCCACCGGGCGACAGGGCTGACGATCGTCGAGATCGGCGAGGCGCTCGAAGCGGGACGGCCTGCGGTGTTCCACGTCGCCGCGCTGGTGTGGCTGTCGCGCCGCACGCACGGTGACAGCGTCAGTTTCCAGACGGTTGCTGATGCGATCACGTACGGGTCAGAGGTCGAAGCGATCGCCGGGTCGGGGGACGCCCCCCCGGAAGCGCCAGCCGCCGACTGAGGCGGCACCTCCCCGAGCTCGCCCACTGGTTCGGTCTGACAGCGGCGGACATCGACGCCATGTCCTATGGCGACCTGGCGGTGTTCATCGACCGGCTGTCGGAGCTGCCGCCGGTCGGCTGCGTGTTCCTCGTCGAGCCGAAGAAGAGGTGAGCTGTGGCGAAGAACGAGATCAAGATCTCGATCACTGGCGACACGCAGGGGCTCGCTACCGCTCTCGGTCAGGCCACCGGCCACATCGACGGGTTCCAGGCGCGGGCGGCGGCGATCGGCGGGCAGATGCGGTCCGTCGGGTCGGCGATGACGATGGGGGTGACGCTCCCCATTGTCGGCATGGGTGTCCTGTTCGGCAAGGAGTTGGGTGAGGCTCAGAAGGTCGTCGCTCAAACGAAGTCGGTGATCGAGTCGACCGGCGGTGTGGCGGGTGTGACCGCCGAGCATGTGTCGACTCTCGCTGAGAGCCTGATGAACCTGTCGGGGGTCGATGACGAGGCGATCGCGTCGGGTGAGAATCTGCTGCTCACGTTCACGAACATCCGTAACGGGGTCGGTGAAGGGAACGACATCTTCGATCAGGCGACCCGCGCCGCTCTGGACATGTCGGTGGCAATGGGTACCGACATGTCGACCGCGTCGATGCAAGTCGGCAAAGCGTTGAACGATCCGATTCAGGGTGTGTCGGCGCTGCGCCGTGTCGGCGTGCAGCTCACCGACCAGCAAGAGAACCAGATCAAGATGTTCATGGCGGTGGGGGATACCGCGTCCGCTCAGAAGATCATTCTTGGCGAGTTGGCGACCGAGTTCGAGGGGTCAGCGGAGGCGGCCGGTGGGACGGCGGCCGGCCAGTTCAACCGGCTGAAAGAGTCGCTGATGAACGTCGGCGCCGAGTTGATCGAGAAGCTGTTGCCGGCGTTTGAGACGTTGGTCGGTTGGGTGGAGAAGGCGGTCGACTGGGTGTCGAACCTGTCGTCGGGGTGGCAGACGGTGATCGCGATCGCTGCGGCGGTTGCTGCTGCGATCGGTCCGGTGGTGTTCATCATCGGCGGTCTGGTGACAGCGATCGGGGCGATAGCGACTCCGGTGGGGCTCGTGGTGCTCGCTGTCGCAGCGCTGGCAGCGGGGCTGGTGTGGCTCTACCAGAACAATGAGGGGTTCCGGGAGTGGGTGGACCGGATCGCCGCCGCGATCTGGGACGGGTTGCAGGTGGCGTTCAACTGGGTGATCAACACGGGGATCCCGGCGTTGCGTGTGGCGTGGGATTGGCTGCTTGAGAAGGGCCGCGAGGTGTGGGCGTGGCTGGTCGAGAACCTCGGCCCGGCGTTCGAGGACATCCGGGATCTGTTCGTGGCGGTGGCTGATGCGATCTCGGAGAAGGTCGCCGAGTTCCGGGCGTTCTGGGCGGAGCACGGTGATGCGATCATGGCGAACTGGTCGAACACGTGGCAGACGATCGTTGACGTGTTGTCGGTGGCGTGGAACACGATTCGTGGTGTGGTCGAGGCGGCGATCCAGATCGTGCGGGGGGTCATCCAGATCGTCACCGGGGTGATATCCGGGGACTGGTCGAAGGTGTGGGAGGGGATTCGTAACGTGTTCGGCGGGGTGTGGGATGCGATCTGGGCGATCGTGTCGGGGATCGTCGGTCAGGTGTGGGCGGTGCTGTCGGGTTTGGGCCGGTGGGTGTCGGACACGTTCGGCGGCTACTGGCATTCGGCTGTCAAGGCGGTGGCGACGGCGGTGGGTGGTGTCATCGCTTGGGTGCAGGCGCTGCCTGGCAAGGTCACCGGAGCGTTCTCGGGGGCGGTCAACTGGTTGAAGGACGCGGGGCAGGCGATCATGGACGGGCTGCTGTCGGGGTTGAAGGGCGCGTGGGAGCGGGTGTCCGGGTGGGTGTCGGGCATCGGCAACAAGATCAAGGGGCTCAAGGGGCCGATTGATTACGACATGCGGCTGCTTGTCCCTGAGGGCCGGGCGATCATGGCGGGGCTCGGGCAGGGGCTCGCTGGCGGGTTCGACGCCGAGGTGCGGCCGCATCTGGCGGACATCACGGGCGAGCTCGGGTTGCCGGCCCGTTGGCAGTCGGCGGGGAACGGCGGGTCGTCTGTGGCGGGCGGTGTCACGCATGTGCATTTCCACGGTCCTGTGGCGCGTGATTCGGAGGGGTGGGTCCTCGATGTGTTGGCCCGGGCGAACCGTTCGGGTGCGGCGTCGATCTCCGGGGTTCGCTGATGTCGGGTGCGTTGCCGGCGACGTTCACGGTGGAGTTCGGGTTCGGGTCGGCGCCGGATGTGGTATCGCCGACGTGGGTTGATGTGTCGGCGTGGGTGATCCTCGATGGGCGTGTGTCGATCACGCCGGGCCGTTCGGCGGAGCGGTCATCTATCGCCCCCCGCAAGCTGTCGTTCGTGTTGGACAACGCGGATGGCCGGTTCGATCCGCGGAACACGGGCGGCCCGTACTACGGGGATCTTCTCCCTCGGGTGCCGGTGCGGGTGACGGCCACCTATTCGGCGACGACGTACACCCTGTTCCGCGGGTTTGTGGATGGGGGTTGGCCGCAGGATTTCACGGCGGCGACGCGGACGGTGCCGGTCACGGCGGTGGATGCGGTGGGGTGGGCGGCGCAGGCGCCTCCGCCCCGGTCGGCGTACGAGGGGGAAGTGACCCGGTTGCAGGCCCAGGAGGGCGCGACGTTGCAGGGCTGGTTGCGTCCGCAGGCCGATGGGACGTGGCATGACAGGGTGTCGGGGCATTCGTTCCCGCACTCGGCAGCGTTCGTGCGGGGCGACGCGGGAGACGCTCTGGTGGATGGCGACGAGGAGGGCGGGTGGGGGACCGTCGATGACCGCAGCGGCGCCTACTCGCCGACGAATCTGGTGACGGTGCCGACGTTCACGGCGGGCTCGCCGGGGTTGCTGGTGCTGTGGTTCCGCTCTGATGGCGTCGACACCATCTGGTGGATGGTGGACGGTGCCAGCGTCGACGGTGTGGGGATCGAGTTGGCGTCGAAGTTCGTGAGTGCCCGAGTTGCTTCGGGGACGACCCGATGGTGGACTGAAGCGCCCGACGCGTTCGCCCCCGGGCTGTTCGATGGCGGGATCCACTGTGTGGCGTGGGCTGCCGCCGGGTCGGCGGTGGGTCGGGTCTGGGTGGATGGCATAGAGCAGAGCGTGTATCAGTCGTGGGACGGCCAGCACACCGCCGCGGATCGGGTAATGATCGGCTGGCAGGACGTCCTCGGCGAGGCGACTCCCGCACCGTTCACGGGGACGGTGGACCACATCACCTGGTGGACCGACACGGACTCATGGTCTGTGACCACCGACGATGCGGTCGCCTCTCTGTACGAGGCGGGCACCCTTGCCCGTGTCGGCGATTCAATGGCCGACCGGATGGGTTGGCTGTTGGAAGCGGCCGGGTGGGGGCTGGTCGGCACGCTGGACGATTCGGCGGTCGTCACCCAGCAGGGGTACCGTCGCCGCAACAGCGTCCTCGAGTTGCTTCAGACGATCGAGGACACCGAGCAGGGCCGGGTGTGGGTCGACAACGACGGGCAGTTCCGGTTCTCGGCGAGGTCGTGGCCGACGTCGGACACGGTGTCGGCCACGGTGCAGGCGACGTTCGGTGACACCGGCACCGACCTCCCTTACAGCGCGGCGCTCAGCCGGATCGTTGACGATGATCGGCAGGTGGTGAACGTTGCGACCGTGACCCGCGAGTACGGCACCCAGCAGCAGGCCGAGAACGCGGCGAGCATCGCGGCGTACGGTCGCCGGCAGCCGGTCACGCTGTCGAATCTGTTGTTCTCGAACGATAAGCAGTCGAGGGCGGTCGCTGAGTGGCT